GATTTCCTTCGTATGGACGGTCAAGTGGACAAGGCAATGGCTGAAGAGGCTGTTGCGCAGATGTACCTCGACACCGAACTTACCAAGGCCAGCCAGCAGCGTAATATGAACAACCTGTTCCGCCGCATCTCTACCTACACCTCACGCCAGTTTCGCTAAACATGAATAACTCACTCGTAGTCAATCTCTATCCCCAGCCGACTGGCGAAGCCGATCAGCGGATCACCGTAAGCACGACCCCCGTTAGCCTTAACGCCAACTGGACCTCATCCAAGACCAAGTACATTTTGGTTGATGTCCAATCTGCGGATGTCTTGGTGACGTTCGACGGCTCTACGCCGTCAGCGTCCAATGGGCATCTGTTTAAGGCGGGTGTTCAGCCTTTCTTTTGGAACAAGGAGACGGCTCGTTTGGCGCAGTTTATCCGCGCTGGCGCGAGTGATGGCGCGGTACAGGCAACCCCCTTCTCGATCTAAGCCATGCCTAACGCACGCATCGTCAATACCCCGTCGCAAGCTATTCCGCAGAATGGCACGACGCACAAGCAGCGCACGGTTAGCTCATCGGCTGTAGCCTTCCTTGATTGGACGCTGGCTACTGATACGGAACATCTTCTGGTACAGGTGACGGGAGCGGATATTCGTGTTACCTTCGACGGAACCACCGATCCTACGGCCACCAAGGGCTTCCGTATGCCAGCCAATAGCTCGGCCTACTGGACGCGCACTATGGCCCTTAAAGCCCGCGCAATCCGCGAAGCCTCTACTGATGCTGTGATTGAGGCGCAGGAACTCAACTACCTCTAATAATGGACATCTTTAAGACGCTGTTGCTAGACACTCCGGTGTCTACGGCAATTAGTGGCACCGTAGCCGTCAATCAAGGTGGCACCGGAGCTACTACTGCCGCCAATGCGCGAGTTAATTTGCTGCCCTCTTATACGGGTAATGCAAATAAGGTGCTTAGCCTTAACTCTGGGGCAACGGATGTTGAATGGACGGCCAACGGTTCTGGAACGGTAACTAGTGTAGATCTTACGGCTGGTACGGGAATCAGCGTTTCGGGTGGGCCAATTACTTCCACGGGCAGCATTACCGTAACCAACACGGCTCCAGACCAAACGGTGGTTTTAACGAAGGGCGGCACCACCACCATCTCGGGAACCTACCCCAATTTTACGATTTCGTCTGCCGATCAATACACAGGCACCGTTACAAGTGTTGACGTATCTGGTGGAACTACGGGCCTAACCACTTCGGGCGGTCCTGTCACCGGAAGCGGTACGATTACCCTAGCTGGCACGTTGGCTGTAGCTAATGGCGGCACGGGCCTAACCTCTGGCACGTCTGGCGGTGTCTTGGCCTTTACGGCAAGTGGAACCCTAGCCTCGTCCAGCGCATTGACGGCTAATGCCCTTGTTGTTGGCGGTGGTGCTGGAGCCGCGCCAACCACCATTACTACGGGTACTGGCGTTGTTACGGCCTTGGGAGTAAACACAGGGTCTACAGGCGCGTTCGCGGTGGATGGCGCGGCAGCTACGTTTACCACCCTTACGGCCACGACTAAGATAGTGTCCCCATTCCTTGACGCTTCTAGTTCTGCTGGTGGTGCTTTGCGCAATGCATCTGGCGTAGCTCAAATCCAATGGGGTTCTGGCGGCGGAAGCAATGTCAGTTTTGACGTAGCGACCAACCTCAATCCGGCCAATGCTGCCGTTAGCTTGGCCCCAACGGGTACGGGTACGGTAACGATCAATCCGGCTACGGCTGGAACGATTAACGCTATGTCCATCGGCGCGACCACCGCTGCCTCTGGCAAGTTTACGACTCTGGACGCTACAGGCAACGTAGGCTTTGATGGCGGCACGTTTACTTTTAATGACGCGGGTGCCGATAAAGACTTCCGAATTGAAGGCGACACGGCGGCTAACTTGTTCTTTTCGGATGCCTCGGTTGACCGCATTGGAATTAACCAAGGCACGCCGCTTGCTCGTTTGGACCTCAACGGCAACTACGCTTCCAACATCACGGCTATGGCCGCCTTGGACGTTGACTGCTCTACGGCCAACTACTTCACCAAGACTATCAACGGAGCTTCGACGTTCACGTTCAGCAATCCCCCGGCAAGCCGTTCATTTGCGTTTGCACTTGAACTCACTCATACTTCCGGCACCATCACTTGGCCTGCCGCTGTAAAGTGGCCCAAGGATACGGCACCAACTCTAACCACGGGCAAAACCCACATCTTTATCTTTGTCACGGATGACGGCGGCACCCGCTGGCGCGGCGCATCTCTCGTTGACTACGTTAACTAATCATGGACCCGAACATTCTACGACTCGCAATGGGTGCGGCTATTGCTGGTAGCGCAAATAACCTATATGCTTGGGGACGAAACGTAAGGGGGCAACTTGGGCTTGGTGATACAACTGCAAGATCGTCGCCCGTTGAAGTTGGTGCGTTAACAGATTGGTCCGAAGTTGGAACTGGTCAGGAGCACTCTATTGCCGTTAGATCTGATGGATCAATTTGGAGTTGGGGATTTGGACTGTTCGGTCGCCTTGGTTTGGGCAATACCACAAACTACTCCTCTCCAAAACAAATTGGATCTCTTACTGATTGGGCAAAAGTTGGTACTTCCGCAAGTTCTAACAGCAGCGGAGCCATTAAAACTGATGGGACACTTTGGATGTGGGGCCAAAATAGTAATGGAGCACTTGGTCAAGGAAATCTAACTTATCGGTCATCTCCAGTACAGGTTGGTGCATTGACAAATTGGAATCTTGTCAGGCTTGGATCAGGAAATACGTTAGCTATTAAGACTGATGGAACGCTTTGGACTTGGGGACGCAATGACGTAGGTCAGCTTGGACTTGGCAATATTACAAATTACTCATCTCCAAAACAAGTTGGGGCATTAACTACTTGGTCAACTGGTTCTTGTTCAGAATTTTCGTGTTTTGCAATTAGGACAAACGGAACGCTTTGGTCTTGGGGTATTAATACATTTGATTCGGCAGGAATCCTTGGACACGGAGACACAACTAATCGTTCTTCTCCAACTCAAGTTGGTGCATTGACCAACTGGAGCAAGATTAGTGCAGGGGGCTCCCACGTTGTTTCAGTTAAAACAAACGGAACATTGTGGGCTTGGGGCAACAATACCTATGGTCAACTTGGGCTTGGTGATACAACTGCAAGATCGTCTCCGGTTCAAATTGGCTCATTAACCAATTGGAAGGATGTTGCTTGTGGCTCAGGGTTTACTATTGCAGTAAAGACGGACAACACTTTGTGGGCTTGGGGAAAAGGTGCTGATGGTCGCCTTGCTTTAGGAAACACCACAAACTATTCGTCTCCTAAGCAAATTGGCTCCCTTACAAATTGGAATAAGATTGCCTCTGGATACGGCCATACCCTAGCCACAACTCAGTAGCATAAAAGTCTTTACCTTACGGTAGTAGCTGTCAGAAAGGCTAAGTGAGCAACAACTTGCCTAAGCAACTTCACTTCCTTTCCGGCCTTCCGCGTTCTGGCTCTACGGTGCTTGCTGCGATTCTTAATCAGAATCCGCAAACACACGTTTCGACAACTTCTGGCCTTGGTGCCGCACTTGATGCGCTTGCTACCGCATGGCACAAAGAGAGGCTTCTCGATGAGAATGACAAGCCGAGAACTAAACTAGCCAAGGCAATGCGCGGTGTCATTGCTGGCTACTACGATGAAGTAACGACTAAGCCAGTAGTTATTGACAAAGCAAGATCGTGGCCGATGCCCATAATTGTCGGCGCAATGGAACAAGTGTTTGGAGTGAAGCCGCGCATTATTGCAACGGTTCGCGGCGTTCCAGATTGCATGGCATCATTTGTTCGTGTGGCTAAGCCCACCGATCTTGATGAGTTTGTGCATAAGTCTGGACCCGCCGCGCACTTGAAGACTTCATATCAAGTGTTGCAGACTGGCTATACGGCAAATCCCGACTGTTTCTTGTTTGTTGAGTACGAGGACTTGCTTGCCAACCCCAAGCGCGAGCTAAAGCGCATCCATGAGTTCCTTGAGTTGCCGCCGTTCGACTACGACTTCAACAACATCGACGGATCAACAGTTAAAGAGGACGACGAGAACCTTCATGGCATCGTTGGCCTACACGACATCAAGCCCAAGCTGGGGCGGCAGCACAACCAGTCGCCCAAGGATGTCCTCAAGCACCACTACTCTCAGTTCTGCCAGCCCGAGTTTTGGTTGCCTAAGCCGCGCACCATTGCACCACTAGACGACCTCGACGTACAGCTTGCAGCGTCAACAATTGGCAAATTCGACGATGGTAAGCGCATTGCCGATAAGCTCAAGGTAGAACGCCCCAATGACCACCGCGCAGCCTACAACCGAGGCTGGTACGAACTGCGAGACGGCAACATCCAAGAGGGCTACAAGCTCCTCCACCGTGGGCGCAAGGTAGGCGTCTTTGGCAACAGCCAGCCTAATACCCCGCAGCCTGAGTGGGATGGGCGCAGCGGCAAAACCATCCTGCTTTACCTAGAGGGCGGCTTGGGCGATCAACTGCATCAGGTGCGCTACACCCGCGAACTCCGCTCCAACGGCTTCAGTCCGATTGTTAGCTGCTCTGGGGAGCTTGTTTCGTTTATTTCGTCTACGGATTTGGCTGATGCCGTAGTGCAGCACGGGGCAGAGTACGGGGTCTATCACGACTATTGGATGGCTGGGATGTCGTCCCCGATGTACCTTAACCTCAAGGCAAACACGATTCGCGGAGACTCCTACATCCATCAAGACTTCACCGTTCAAGGTAAGAAGCTGCGGGTTGGTTTGCGCTGGTCAGGCAACAAGACCTTTGAGGCCCAGCACCACAAGCTGTTCCCGGCCCACCTGTTCTTCGATGCCGTCAAGCGAGACGACGTGGAGTTTATCTCCCTCCAGCGGGACGCCGACCTAGAGCACAAGCCTAGCTGGGTGCAGGACGTACCCCTTCAGACGTGGCACGATACCCATAAGGCCGTAAGCTCTTGCGACCTCGTAATCAGTAGCTGTACGTCCGTAAGCCACCTGTCCGCAGCAATGGGTGTCCCCACTTGGGTTGTCATTCCAATTATGGGGTATTATCTGTATGCCGAACCCGGCGACCAGACGCCCTATTACAACTCCATGCGGTTGTTTCGCCAACAGAAGTACGGCGACTGGACCCACCCTTTTGAACAGATTAAGAGCCTAAACTATTCCCATGAACTACTGTCTTGTTGAGAACGGCGTCATTGCCGATGGTCCCCGCGCACTACCTAAGTCGTGGCGAAACATCTCTGGCCTCGATATGCTGGACAATGACAGCCTGCGTGAGCTTGGCTGGCTCCCTGTCCGTCTTGAGGAAGGTGATGTTCAAGAGAAGTTTGTCGGCTCCATCTTCGCCATCCTCCCCAGCGAGGTGGTAGAGACCAAGCTCTGGCGTGGCTACACCGCCGAGGAGCAGGCTGAGATTGATACGCAGAAGGCTGCTCAGGTGCGCCGCGAGCGCAACATTAAGCTGACTGAGTGTGATTGGACTCAGCTTAACGACACGCCGCTGGATAACGCCGCTAAGATCCAATGGACGGCTTATCGTCAGGCTCTCCGCGATGTTCCCTCTCAGGCAGGGTTTCCGCATAATGTAGTTTGGCCCACAAAGCCTTGATATACTAAGTCATGGCTCAAATTCAAAAAGGCACCACCTACGGGACGACCTCGCCGTCGAACCTTGTATCGGCAACCAATCTCAACGACCATGTTGATAATGCCGTGCTGCTCCCCGGTGCCGTTACGGATCAAACGGCCAAGACGGTGCTGGCGGATGCCGACACGATTCTGGTGCATAGCTCAGCGGACGTAGCCCTCCGCAAGACGACGGCTGCTCAGGTGTTTGCCAGCCCGCGCCCTATTGGCTCTTCTACGGCCTCTTCCGGCAAGTTTACGAGCCTTGAGACCACAGGACAGTACAAGGGTGCGGTAACTACCGTAGGTGCCTTAGATATCAATTGCGCGCTGGGCAACTACTTCATCAAGACGATTAACGCCAACAGCACGTTCACCTTCAGCAACGTCCCTTCTGGAGCATATGCGTTTGCCCTTGAGGTGGAAAATACGTCTGGAACGATTACTTGGCCCGCTACGGTTAAATGGCCAAACGATATAGCCCCAACCTTAGCCACGGGCAAGACCCACCTTTTTGTGTTTGTTACTGACGATAGCGGCGCACGCTGGCGGGCTATGGGCCAAGTAAACTACACGACATGAGCTGGTGGTCTGAGCTTCTCTTTAATGCTGGCACGGGCGGTCTGTTTGGACTGTTCGGCAGCGTTGCTACGTCGGTGATTCGCATCTGGGAGAAGAAGCAGGACAACAAGTTTGCGTTGGATATGCTTGATAAGCAAGCTGCTAGTGCTGAGGCACTTGCGGCATGGAACGCATTTGCGGCATCACAGTCCGCATCTGCAAGCGACATGACCGAGAAGGTGGCTCCGTGGGCAGCTAACGTCCGCGCCGTTACCCGGCCATTCCTGACCATTGGATTGGTCCTCGGTTCTTTCACCAGCTTCTTCCTAATCGAAGACCAGTACCTAAAAGTAGAAGCTATCCAGAGCTTTATGATGTTGGCTGGAACCTCCGTTGCTTGGTGGTTTGGTAGCCGGATGACCAGCCTGATTCGCAAATGATCTTCGACAACGACATCGTGAAGGTATTTGCCGTTACCGTTGGAGGCTCATTGGGAACGATTACACTTACTCAAGTGAATGAAATCGCTGCCTTTATTCTGGTGTTAGTCTCTATTGCCTATACCCTTACGAAGCTAATTAAGCTTCTCAAGCGCGATGAATAAGAAGACCATGAAGTGCAACGTCCCGCGCCGTGATGTGCAGGGCGGGAAGAAGTTTGTGGTAAAAGCCTGCCAGAATGGGCAGGAGCGCATCGTCCGCTTTGGCGATGCTAATATGACCATCAAGAAGAACCAGCCTGCCCGTAAGAAGAGCTACTGTGCTCGTTCTGGCGGCATTAAGGGAAAGACCAATAAACTGTCTGCCAACTATTGGTCCCGCCGAGCTTGGGACTGCTAACCATGAAAGACCGCAACGAACGTCGTTATAAGAACCAAGAGCGTATGCTTTACCGCCGCATGAAGGAGGCCGACGAGGCCATCGAAGCTGCGGAGGACATGATGGAATACAAGGAGGACAATAAAATGAAATGTGGAAAACGTAAGTGTGAAATGGGCAAGCGTAAGCCCTGCAAGTGAAACGCCGCTCAACAGTTAACTCAGCCGGGGTTTACACAAAGCCCGGAATGAGGAAGCGTCTCTTTGAGTCCATTAAGTCTGGCGGCAAAGGCGGCAAGCCGGGGCAGTGGTCCGCGAGGAAGGCACAGCTTCTAGCCCTCAAGTACAAGAAGAAGGGTGGCGGGTACAAGACGGCCAAATGAAGCCACAACAGCGCAGCTTAGCCAATTGGACCCGTCAGGAATGGCGCACCCTATCCGGCAAGCCTAGCCTCAAGACTGGCGAACGCTATCTGCCCAAGGCTGCATGGGAGGGTCTTAGCCCCGCTGAACGCGCCGCCACCAATAGGGCCAAGCGTAAGGGCATGAAGGCCGGAAAGCAGTTTGTTAAGCAGCCCAAGAAGATTGCTAAGAAAACCGCTAGATACCGCTAACCATGCCACTCACTAAAAAGGGTAAGAAGATCAAGAAGGCCATGATGGAAGAGTATGGCAATAAGCGCGGCGAACAGGTGTTCTACGCTTCTCGCAATAAAGGCACCATCAAGGGCGTTGACTTCAAGCGTCGGAAGATGAAGTAGTTGAGCGGGAGGATAGTGTAAACTACCGTCATGCCTCGTTACAGCAACTTTGGTCCCCGTGATAATACGCTCACGGAGGATGCGGACATTGGCTTTTCTCGGTTTGGCAATCGGCTACGTCCCGACCAACTGAAGGCTGGCGAGCTTGCTATGTCCGTAAACGGACGCATGAACGTCGATGGGACGTGGCAAGTGCGTCCCGGTGTAGATACGTTTGGCCCTACGATTGGGTCCGTGAATGAGGCTCTAGCCCTGCCGTTCTA